AGGGCTGCTGATGATTTATATGAAACAGTCAAATCTACTATGTCTCAAGATGTGGTTAATATTATTCAGGTGTTACCACTACATGAGACCTTGAATGGTATACCCAATGTTTATGGTATTGATTCAATGAATTTTAGCACTTCAGCTGGTTTTCCATTAAATAAATCTAAGAGCTCATTCGTGACAGAAGTGCAACCAGAAGATCCCACACAACAGCCTTACAAGGTGTTGGATGGTATGATCGTTGAACGCATTGAAGAAATGAAGCAGTGCTTTAGAAATGGGGAAAGATGTTATGCTATACACCGGGCTAATCGTAAGGACGAAGCTACGAAATTGACTAAGGACAAGGTCCGCATCTTTGCTGGTGCTGATATGGCCTTTTTAGTGTTAGTTAGACAGTATATGTTGACTATGTTTAAAGTCATTATGGAACACTCGTATGAATATGAGTGTGCTGTCGGAATCAATGCCACTGGTCCACAGTGGACGTGGTTTGTTAACCATGTAACACAACATGGTAAACATAGGACCATCGCTGGGGACTACGGTGCATTTGATAAGAAAATGAGCACGGAATTTATGTCGCGTGCTATGGAAGTTTTTATCAAAATGGGTAGAGCAGGAGGTTACACTGATGATGATATTTGTATATTAAGAGGAATTATCACAGAAATAATACACCCACTATATGAAATAGATGGGAATTATGTACAGATTAGTGGTAGTAACCCGTCCGGACAACCAGCGACGGTATTTGTAAATAATTTAGTGAACAGCTTGTATCTTAGGTATGCGTATTATACAGTTTACTCAGGACAAGATGTACCACGTTTTAATACACGTGTTGCAGCAATGTGCTATGGTGATGACAATGTCATGACCGTTGCTGAGGGTAATGATGAATTTAATCACACAAGTATTAGCACAATCCTAGCTGGTATTGGTGTCAAATATACCATGCCCGATAAGACTAGCGAGTCGGTGCCTTTTTGTGATTTTGATAGCATTTCGTTTCTTAAGAGACGGGCTATAATGTGCGAAGAATTGGGATTATATTTAGCACCGATAGAGGAAGCTTCAATAGCAAAAACTCTGCACTGTGTTAAGAAATCTAAGCACATGACGCCTGAGGGACATGCAACTGAATGCATTAACAATGCATTGAGGGAGTATTTCCATCATGGTCGTGCAACGTACACTATTAGACAAGAGCAGCTACGTGAGGTAGCTGCGGCAGTAGGTATAGAGAAATATATCACTGTGCCTATGACCTTCGACGAACGTGTCGAGGATTATAGGTATAGATATTTAAGGAGTGATTAATTTCACTCACCTATATATATATTTTATATTTTCATTTTATATATATGTATGTTCGTGCTATACACACGTTAAAATGTATCGCCCGGTGTACCCCTGGGCGTTATGTGTAAAGAGGAG